GGTTATTTCAGGCTATGCAGCCGTTTTCGAACAAGAAACCGATTTACACTTGTTTCGAGAGCAAATCAATCGAGGTGCATTTGATGACGTAATGGATAACGATGTTCGGTTGTTGGTCAACCACGAAGGCGTTCCTTTGGCGCGAACAACGAATGGAACATTGACACTTGAACAGGACGAACATGGACTCCGATACGAGGCTGTGTTAGCAGACACCCAACAAGGGCGCGATTTGTACAAAATGGTGAAACGCGGTGACATATCGCAATCGAGTTTCGCATTCACAATCGCAGAACAGGAATGGAGCGAAGACCGCACGTTGCGAAGCGTGGTGAAGGTAGGATCCTTACTCGATGTAAGTGCAGTCACGTACCCGGCCTACCCTCAAGCAAGTGTTTCGGCACGAAATCACGCTCAAGGGGCGCAAATTGCACAGGAAATTATTGAGGCATCGGCAGAGCCTCAGGTGGAAGAAATCACCGAACCAATTGCCGAAGAAAATGAAAAACGTGAATCGCCTAAATTTGAGGCACCAAAACAGAAGAAAAACATGAATATCAACGACCTGAAAGGACAACGTGCTGCTTACTACGAGGAGTTCGTTGCAATCGAAAAACATTGCGACTCTGAAGGTCGCGGTATGACTGAAGCCGAAAAGGAACGTGCAGACCGTTTGTACGAACTCATCGGCGAAATTGATGAAAAGATTCAGCACAAGCAGCGCGAGCAAGAGATGGTTGCTCGAATGGCTGCAGGTTTCAGCGCAAGCAAGGGCGAAGAAAAGGAGGCAAAGAGCATTCAGCACAAGTTCAGCCTTTCTCGAGCCATTTCTCAGGCAGTAGGCCGAGGCTTAGAAGGTGTTGAAGCCGAGTGGACGCAAGAAGGACAACGCGAAATGCGCAACATGGGTTTGCAACCAAGCGGATCCATTTCAATTCCTTCAATCGCGTTCCGTGCCGGTTCTGCGGATGATTTCCAAGCCACACCAACAGGTGACGGATCGGGTGCCGTAGCAACTGACGTTCCGTTCAGCGTTGCAGCATTGCGTGAGCCTACTTTCTTGCAAAACTTGGGCGTGCAAACGATCCAAGCGACAGGCAACTTGAAGTTTCCACGTATTGCAAACCCTGCACTCGCAGTTGAAAAGGCCGAGGTGACAGCATCTACTGCAGCAGGTTTGGAGTTGGATGAAATCAATATGCAACCTCGCCGAGTTGCTACGAAAACTACGTATTCCAAGCAATTGATCCTTCAGGGAGGCGTGGCCATTGATCAACTCATCGCAAATGACATTCGTCAGGAAATGGGCGAATTCATCGACCGAGAAGGTTTCAAAGAAATCCTCGGATCCTCAGAGGTTTCTGACCTGTCTACGGCAGGAACAGCTGCAGCGAACGTAACTACGTTAAACGCTGCATTGGCTATCAATTTGGAGAAGAAGGTCATCGAAGCCGGCGGATCCTTGGCAAACTGCCACTATGTAATGTCACCCGGTGCCTACGCACTTGCAAAGACATTGCCATTGGTAAGCAACGTCAGCCCGTTGTTCGAGAATGGCCGTTTCAACGGCTACCAAGCTCACGCCACGAAGCACATTGCAAACGTTGCTGATGCAGACGAAGCAGGTAGCGGTCAGATTGTTTTCGGTAACTTCAATCAGGGCTTACTGCTCGCGTACTTCGGTGGAATAGACATGTTGGTCGATCCATTCAGCGCAGCAGGTAACGCTCAAATCACTTTGCACGTCAACCGTTTCTTCGATGTGGCGGTACGTCAGGGTGGCGCACTTGCAATCGTTACAGACATCGATTGATTGTTCAACATATAGGGGTTAAAAAAAAGGGCTACCGCGTTCGGTGGCCCTTTTCCGTTACAGGATGTGTGGAACAAACAAACAAACAACACAGGACGGTGTAATCACCGTGGATCCTGTAACTATCTTAGAAAGTCCAAACCTTTCTGGGTGAGAACATAGTTCCGATGTTTTTCGCCCGGAGAAGCAGCGTCAAAGATATATCCTTTTTCGGCAAGTGTTTCTTGGTCACGGTACGCCCGTCCAATCCTAGAGGACACTTTTCCCGTGCCGTTGTGAATGGCTTTGAGTTCCAAGTACTCTACTTCGCTCAAGGATTCGTGTATGACGCCTTCAGAGCGCGATAAACCGATTGCGCTGTGTATTGACTCATATATAATGAGGAACACCTTTTGAAGCCCTTTACGGCGTTCTAAATCCATTTGTGCGATTGGGTCAGAAGGATCCAAAGACGATTGCATAGCCTCGGCGACAGAGGCTAATGCATCGTTCAAATGTTCGGCAGAGTCCTTTCTCATGATTTCTTGCAGATTTTGATAACAACGGTCAAGGGCTCGACAAACACTCCGGTCGGATAGTCTGCGAAACGCGTTTCTACTTCAAGAATAATTCGTTCCGCCTTTTGCATTCGCAAGTGGTCGTTGGTCAGCAATGTGATTTCAATCACATCTGAGTCCACGTTAACGTTGTACTCATTTGCAGGAATCGGGTCGACAGAATTCAGGCAAGCGAACGCCCGAGAAACGTCATTGGGTTGAATGTAATGTGCCATTGCAACAGGTTAGAGGTTAGAGATTAGTGGATTTCGACCCACATTTCAAAATCGTCGATAATGCTTTGAGCGTGAAGTTGACAATCTTCAAACTCTTCGAAGTCTCGAGTAAACGTTTGACCGTTGGTGTACAACTGTGTCGTGTAACCTTGTGTGGTAGAGAACACTTCGAGTAGGTCCCTGCCGTTTGTGAACTCTAGGTCTGAGCCAAGTCCGGCGAATCGTTCTGCTGTTAAGTCTTTCATATCTGTGTGTTTGATGTTTGTTGAAGCAAATTACAGGAGAGGTTGCCTTGTGATGCAACGTTTACACAAAAAAAAATCGCCGTAATTTTCGAAACCACACTGTTTCTGCAATGATGAGAATAAAATTTACAGCCGGTACGCCCGGCGACGATGTGATTTCGGTATCCGATTTGAAAGATTTCTTGAGGGTTTCAGGATCCGATGACGACACCTTGATAGGTGCATTGCGCGATGCTGCAATCAGTTACGTTGAAGGCCATTGCAATACACACTTGGGTGAAGTAACCGGTATTGGCTACCTCGATTCGTTCTACAACGCCCGATTTCCAATTGGCCCCATTGTGGCTGTGAGTTCAATCCAATACAAGGACATCTCAAACGCCACACAAACGCTTGACACGGAACGGTACTATCTTGATTTGCAGAGCGATGTTGCTCGTGTTGAGTGGGATCAACCGCCAACCCTATACGACCACGGATACAACAAAGTGCTTATCAATCTAACGGTAGGACACTCTGTTGACACAATACCGGAGCCAATTTTTCAGGCCATTCGGATCCTCGTTTCTCATTTCTATGATAACAGGCACGTCTATGCAGCAGGGCGGAACATTAACGAAATTCCATTTGCGGTAACGGCGTTGCTCAATCAACAACGGTACATATGAGGAACGCAGGTGAATTGGATACCAAGATTGTCATCAAAGAAATGACACTTGCGAAAGATGATTGGAACACCGATGTGAAAACTCTTTCGGACTTCGCTACGGTTTGGGCGAAGCGAATTGACCTACGCCCTTCGGAAGAAGTTGAAGCATCTAGCCTCGAAGCCATTACGCGGACTGAATGGTACATTCGTTTCCTTTCGGGCGTTACACGTACAATGGAAATTCACTACGATGGTGCTGTGTGGGATATTATCGGCATTCAAGAGAAAGGACGAAATGACTATTTGATCCTAACAACCGAAATGAGAGAACGAACGTAATGGCCTCAGAAGCAACCACAATGCGAATCGGGTCCGTGAAATTGGATCCGCGTCACGCGAAAATCATTTCGAACGCCCTGAAACGATTGCCGGGTGCATTGCGAGGAAAGCCGATGATAAAGGCACAGAAGGATGCAATGCAAATTGCGTTGGCGGTCAGTAAAAAGGAATCGCTCGTCATTTCAAAATCAGGTAGTTACGGCGAAAGTATGCACGTCGTTCAAGGCAAGTACGCACGTAAAACAAGGCCATACGTAATCCTGAAAAGCAGGAGCAAAACTCAAGACCTGCCGGCGAAGAACTTCGGAATGGATCGAACGCTCGATAGGGGTAAACGCAATTGGGCAAACGTTGCTCACTTTGGTATCCTGGGTGTGGATCCTCAAAACAAAACGGCAGGCCAAAGCAAAGGACGACCTTCAAAAGGAAAGGCTTTTGCGTTCTTCGATCCGGACAAGAACGGTGGACTTGGCGGAATCGTTGTAGTCAAGAAAATTAAGCACACCGGAAACTTGGGGTATCCTGTGTACGACAAAGCATTGAAAACATCTGGCCGTGCTGTCGAGAACACCTTTCGGCAGAACGTTTCGGGTATCCTGAACGAGTTCTTAAAGAAACAAGGAGCAAAATGATACACTACGTCATCAACAAATTGAAGGCAACCACAGCAGTCACGGACCTTGTTCCTAGTGCCAAAATTTATCCTTTGCTTCGCACTCAAGGCACCGAAATACCTTGCATCGTGATTCAGTTGAATTCAATGGAACCGAATCACCAAAAGGACAAGTCTAGTACAATTGACCGATACATCGTTCACGTAACGTCCTTTGCAAGTTCACCGAAAGTGGCTTGGGATATAGCACAAGCAGTCCGAAACACTTTGGACGGTTGGTCAGAAGACACCAACGTCAAAGAAAGTAGGATCGTGAATCAAGCGTCAGACGTATTCGAGTCCACAGACGTTTTTCACTTTGCTCAAGAGTATGAAATCCTTGTCCAATGAAGTTAGCGGTACATCTGCCCGTGTTCGGACGTTTTGCAACCGTAAAGAAAGCGTGCGACAGCTTGGATAGGATCCTCGAAGCATTTGACGCTGAAGGCATTCCTTCGGACGTTTATATGATTGGCCACGAGCCGAAAATGAAGCGACTAGCCAACTCGCGAGGGTACAATTTCGTTTACGCTGAAAACAAGCCACTAGGAAAGAAATTCAACATCGGCGTGCAGCGAATGCTTGAAGACACCTCGTGGACACATATGATGGAGTTTTGTTCTGACAACCTGCTCGAAGAGTCCTATCCGAAACTGATGATTGAACGAATGCGAAATGGCGAAGAGTTTATTGGCCTATTGCATTTCTATATCGTACATCACCGGACAAAACGAGCGTTGTTGTTTTCGAGAAACGCTCCAACCAACGTAGGCAGGGTGACAGACAGAAGGATCCTAGAAACGATGAAACGCCGGACGAATTATTGGTTCGAGCCTCGCAAAAATGCAGCACTTGATTCGTGCATGGCCAAACGGGCGTTAATGATAGGAAAAGCAAAACCAACCTACATTGAAACTGAAACGCCTCTTATCGTAGACATCAAGGACGCAGGTTCAATGCACGCTTGGGAAACGTTCAAGAGAAATCCGGAAAAGTATCCTGTCGTAGATTTGAAAGGAAATTTTCCAGAACTGAATTTAAAATTAGAAAGAGATGGCAGTACCTAACGGCAAAATTCGATCCAACTCAATTGGCGTTTGGATTTCGAATACAACCTTACCTGACACAGCAGCAACTGCACCAAGTGGAAACACCTTTGGTGATGACGCGTTCGAGAATGACACGTGGGAATTGGTTGCGTGTGCAACAAGCGGAACGTTCAGCGGATCAATGGAAGTGTTGGACGCTACGACAAAAGATAACGATGGTCAACGTGAAATTCTCACGGGCGGACTTACTTGGTCAATGAGTGTCGATGGCATGATCCAATACGATTTGACTTCTGACGTACGATCCTCAATTGACTTGTTTGATTTGTGGCAGAACAAGACGCAGGTTCGTATCGCTTGGTCAACAGGTGTTGATGACACAACGATGTACTACGGTGCAGCGTACGTCACCACATTTGAAGAATCAGCAGGTTTGAACGAGATTGCTTCGTTTAGTGTTACCTTTGAAGGCGACGGATCCATCACGAAAGCGTATGTGGATTCAGCAAACACTACTTGGAACAATAACGACGAATAATGCGATTTGGAGGTGAATTCAAAATAGACATCGAAGGAAAGAGCGTCAAAATCCTTTTGAACATTACAACGCTTGCCAACGCTGAAGAGTCCTCAGGACTGCCGATGAGCAAGATTCTCGAAGGCATTCAAAAGGAACCTTTGAAAGCCGTTCCTCTATTGTGTTGGCACGGTTACGAAGTGGCGTGTTGGAACGATGATGTTGAACCTGAATTTTCCGAAAAGCAATTTCGAGCGAAACTCGGTTCGGTCAATTGGCAATCGGTGATGGAGAGTATCGGCGAAACGCTAGATGCTGACGAGGACTCAAAAAAAAAGAAAGCCACACCGAAGAAGAAGAAAGCGAACTGACGGTTCGGATCCTATACTTGAGAGCACTTCGTAGCGGTATTCAGCCAAAGGAATTTTGGTCTATGAGTATCCTCGAAGTGCTTTCGTGTATGCGGTATTTACAAACTCAGGACGAACTCGCTTGGAATCGCACGGCGCATTTGCTCGCTTTGATTCATAACGTCAATTCAAAAAGCGAACACCGCGTTGAAGTGGGTGACTATCACCCGTACAAGCAAATGAGGAAAAAGGACGTAAAGCCGGCGGAAATAACGCCGACCAAACGAGCCTTATTTTCGGCAATGCAAAAGCAATTCAATCATGGCAAGTAGAACAGCAGCCCTCAACATATTATTTGGCGCGGACACGTCACAAATGGACAAAGCACTTTTGACAAGTGCAAAGAAACTCCAACGCCTAGGTCAAGGAATGCAACAGATCGGCAGGTCGATGACAATTGGCCTCACCGCTCCAATCGTTGCTTTGGGTGCTACGAGCGTGAAAACGTTTGCCGAGTTCGAATCCGCAATGAATAAGGTACGCGCCGTTGCAGGTGCAACTCCGGAAGAATTCAAACGCTTGACGGAGCAAGCAAAGGAGTTGGGGCGTACTACTGTATTCAAGGCTTCAGAGGTTGCAGCACTTCAAACCGAATACGCTAAACTAGGTTTCACGGCCAGAGAAATTGAAAAGGTGACCGAGGCTACGTTGTACTT